TGGGCCACAGCCAAGTTGCCCAAGGCCACCTGGTTGGATGCCACTTCGCCGGGTGTCATGGTTTGCTGGAAGGTCTCACCGCCGCGCAGCGCCGACTTGTTGACCGCCACCGTCTGGCCGCCAAAGTTTTGCAGCACCACTTCACGCTTGGGGCCAAAGCCTGCCATCGTTTGCAGCTTGCCGTCCTTGTACTGCTGCACCAGAATCGGCTTGCCAGTCGCGTCCGTGACTTCAAACGGTTGGCCCACGACCTCGGCACGGGGATTCAGCTTCTCGGCCATGGCCTGATACTTTTCAGCATCACTAACCCGACCAGCAGCGGCCAAGATGTCGGCAGCACTCTGGTACTGCATCGCCTTGATCTGATTTGGCGTAGTCTCTGGAATGGCTGCGGCCATCTCGGCACGCTGCACAGTTGGGCCAAGTTGACCACCAGGCGCGGCAATGGCCTGCATGGCTGGTGACAGCACTGTCGGCTGCGTAGTCAATGCGCCTGCCACTTGCCTCTGAATATCTCGGCTTTGCTGCGCCTCTTTCAACTTCTCACCCATCAGCAACTCTTGCAGCGACCCAGCACGGGCTTGCTGGTAGCCCTGCTGCCCAGCCTGCAAGGCAGCGCCAAGGGCTTGGCCCAGACCCACACGCTGGCGGCTTGGCCCACTGGCGGCCAGCAGCGCAGCAGCGGCTGACAGGTTGCCTTGCTGATTCATGAGTCTGCGCTGGTCCGCTGTCAGCAGGGCGTTGATGCCCGTGGTGGTATCACCGCCGAACAGGTTGCCAAAAATATCAAGTGCCATGTCTTACTCCTTAACCCAGCAGGCCAAGCAGGCCGCCGACACCAGCACCGATGGCTGTGCCGACACCTGGAATGACGCTGCCCAATTGAGCGCCAGCCAAAGCACCACCCAATGCGCCTGCGCCTGGGTTGCTGTACATCGGTGTTGCCACCGTGCCACCCAAGTTGGCTGGGTTTGCACCCAGCGAGGACTGGACAATGCCCAGACGCTGCAAGCCGATGTTTCGGATGGCATCCATCTGCTGCTGATCGGCTGCCTGACGCGCACCGCCTGCACCCATCACAGCCTGCGCACCGCCAAGGCGCAGAGCCTGCTGCTGTGCGGCCAAGCTGCCGAGTTGTCCCGCGCCAGCCAAGCGCAACTGAGCGCCTTGCAGGCCAGCCGTTTGGTTGGCCGATTGCGCAGCTTGCTGGCGTGCCAAGTCAGCAGCCTGCAACTGCACAGCCTGATTAAAGGCGTTTTCGCTGAGTTGTGTCCCCAATGTGCCAGCCTGCTTGGCAAAGCCTGCATTGGTCAGCGCCTCGGCCACACCTTGGCGAGAGCCACCGAATGCACGCGCTTGCATGGCGCGTTCACCCGTTTGCTGCACAGCGGATCGGCGTGCTGACTCCAAGTCAGCCAAGGCGTTGGCACGCACCTGAGATGTGTAGGGGTTCATGTAGCTGGCAATGTTGCCGGGGCCAGTCATGCCGAGGTTGGCCAATTGGGCTGTTTGCTGCGCTGGCTGGTACACACCGCCATAGGCGGCCATCTGCGCGGCCAAGTCGGTGCCCGTGATGCCTGGGCCAGCAAGGGCCGTGTTGACCAAAGCCTCCTCGCCTGCTTGGTACATCGGGTTAAACCCAGCAAACTGCTGCGTGGGCAATGCACTTGCCACGCCTTGGGCGTTTTGGAAGTTAGTCAGGAATGCCTGTTTGATGTCCGGATCGACCGCATTGGTCGTGACATCTGGTGCGCCGCCTTTTGACATATCTGCCCCTTAATCCAAAAGTGATTTAATTTTCTTGGCTGGAATCTTGCCATCGTTGATCATGTCCAGCAAGCCTTTGCCGTACTTCTTGACCGATGACTTCTTGACCACATACTCGCCTTTTTGTGCGTTGATCTGGCCCTCATCAGGACCAGCAGGGTCAGTGCCTGCCACTTGGCTGATCAGGCCGCCTGTGGCGTAACTGAGCATACCAGCCGCATCCATGTCGGCAGATGTGACGCCGCTGAAATCGCCAGTACCGACAGCGCTGCTGTCGTATCCGCTGTCGCCACCGCCACCACCAGAGTCGCCGCCAGTTTGGTTCGTGGCGGCATTGGCAGCGGTTGCTGCCGCAGCGTCTGCGGCGCGTTTGGCCACAAAATCAGACAGCAGGTTGGGGTTGTAAATGTTGGGGTCATAGCCGCCCATCGACAGGCCGCTTTGCACGGTGGCGTAGGGGTTCGTCAAGGGTTGCATCTGGCCCATCACTTGGCCGTAAGGCGACAGACCGCCCGTCACGTTGGGGTTGTACTGCGCACCAATGGGGATGGATGTGTAATTGCGGAAATTCTGCTCAAAGCCTTGCGTGGCGTTTGAGAATGGCAGCAAGTTGCTGATGCGGTTGTGCACCTGATTGATCGGCATCCCCGTGATGCCAGCGACTTGTTGGCCGCTGACACCCAAACGATTCATCTCAGCCAAGATCTGCGCGTCAGTCAATCCAGGAGTGCTGCGCAACCAGTTCTCAAATTGGCCGACATTGGTGGGGGCTGCTGTCGGTGCTGCTGTTGGGGCGGCTGTCGGTGCTGCTGTTGGGGTGAGCGCAGAACTCAGTCTGGACTGCACATCTGCCACTGGTACACCAGTAAGCTGCGACACCTCTTGCGCCGTCACACCCAATCGCCCAACCTCTGCGGCAATTTGCTGATCGGTCAGACCTGGTGTTTGCAAGTAGTTCAGCAGTTCAGCCGATGGTGTAGGGGCTGGCGCAACAGCAGTGAGCCTAGACTGCACATCTGCCACTGGCACACCAGTCAACTGCGACACCTCTTGCGCTGTCACACCCAGTCGGTTGATCTCCGCAGCAATTTGCTGGTCACTCAGGCCAGGGGTTTGCAAGTAGTTAAAGAGTTCATCTACACGGGCCATCATCTGCTCCTAAAGTTTCTTTGCCAATACAGTCCACTGTGGGCTGTACCCTTCATCTTTCAAAAATGTCTTGGCCCAGCCCCTTCGGCCTGCCAATGACACCCTGGTGCAACCAATTGATTTGCCCCAGGATTCGATCATCGGTCGCATCCTTGAGAGTTCATCTAGGTCGCCACCAGCCAAGAAGTAATGCAAATTCTTGAGCCTTGGATAGACAATGATCTCGGTCAGCACAATCGACTGGGTTGCAGGCCATACCTGCAACTGGTTCTTTTCCACCATCTCAAGGACATCCTCAAATTGGTGTGTGCCGCCAGAGTATTCTAATGCCGCCTCCACATGCTGGCGCAGCCTCTCCAAATGCTCTCGGTCACTCATCGCTTGCCAGCCGCCACCGCATCCAGGCGCATGACACCCACGCGCCAGTCAGCCAAAACAGCGCCCGTCACCTTCATGTTGATCTGTCGGCCCGAGAAACGCACGCTTGTCGGGTTCGCTGCCGAATACGGGCCAAAAGAGTATTCCGCACCCGTGGGGTAATTCCGCGCCGTGAATGACACCACCGCCTCGCCCAGCGCCTGCTCGTCTGGAATGACCTCGCGCACGCTCATGATGTTGTCGCCGTTGCCGATCTGCACAGGTCCAGACTCGGCAAAGACAGACGCGCCCTCATAGTCAAAGCCCACCTCATGCTCGTACACATACCCATCAGCCGACACCGCCATCGGGCGTGAGAACACCCCAGCGTCCGTGCCAGCGGTACGCGCCAGTGTGCCCACGGCCCAATGGTTTTCGCGGTAGTTGTATGTGACGTAGCTGTCGTTCTCGTTGCTTGCGCTGCTCGGGTAGTACCACCAGATCTCGCCGTACTGGCTGTTGTGGATGGCGTACACCTTGCTTGACTGGTTGAAATTCATGTTGCCAAAGATGTAGTCAGACACATCGCTTGGCAGCGGCTTGACGTAGCCGTCATAAATCCAAAAGCCCGATTTGCTCATCCAGATGGCCGCAGTGTCAATGGCCGCCACCGCCTGAGCCGAGATCAGGCCGCAGCCGCTGCCAGCCTTCTCAAAGCCGTAAACGAATGGCGCACCTACATACTGGGCCGTGTGGACATCCACATCGGTGAACAGCAAGTTAATGCCCTTGACGCGCTTGCCAGCCAGCAGCGCACCTGGGGTGGCCAACTCAAAGTCACCCGCCAGGTTGTCGGTGTCAGGGGTCCAGAGGGTGTTGTTCTCTTGGTCGCACCACTGCACCTTGCGGGGGTTGCCACCCGCACCAAGGGCGAACAAGATCCGCTCGGCAGTCACCAGCACGGCCTTGTTCCCAGTTGGCGCGTTGGTGATGGCCGCAGCCAATGTGGGCGTGGCAAAGTCAAGCTGCCACTCGTAGATCTTGCCGTCAGCGTTGGAACACGCCACCAGATACTCGCCCCATGTGTCCAAGGACCATGTGGTGGCCGGGGTGATGGAGCCAAGGTCAGGCCGTGCCACGCCGTAGCTGAATTTGCCGTAGTCGCTGTAGCCGTAACCCGTCTTCACAATGGCATCACCCGTGCCAGCCGTGAACCCGGTTGGCGTGATGTCCTTGATGGTGCCGGACTCGCTCATGACGTAGAGTTTGGAGTGTGTCCCCAAGGCAGTGTGACGGGTGGCGCTGTTGTCGCGCCAGTTCAAAAAGCCTCGGCACATGCCTGTGATCTGCGTGCTGGAGCGTTTGCGCCAGCCGCCAACAGGGCGCAGGGTGTTCTCGTACCAGCGCACCAAGTTCGCGTCATACCAGCGGCCAGCGGCTTGGTACTCGGTGCCATTGCGGTAAATGCCAGGCGGCAGTTTGATCGGGATGTACATGGCTTTAACCTGGTAAGTTGGACACAAAGGTCAAGGTGGCGACGGCCGATGGAACGGCTGGCCGGGTCGGGCTGGTGCCTGCCGGGAATGCCTCAAGGCTCACATCGGTGCTGGTCACGCATCCAACAACCTCAACGTAATCGCCCGCCACCAGACTGATCAAAAAATTTATGGAGGCCACGCAATGACTGGGATCTCCAGTGGACTTTCTGGCTGTTACGTGAAATCGACGGTTGCTGTTATCAAGGTTGGTGCCGTTTTTGCGAAACCAGATGTCAAAGTCTTGGCCGTCATTGCTGACGTTCTTGATCTGCAATGAGAACTCGACGTTCCAGATGCCGTCCACCGCCACCGTCAGGCGCGAGTCGCTGGCGACCGTCACGCCGTTGGAGATGTCAGTGGTGCCGAAATAGACAGGGTAGGCCGTGGTGGTGTTGGCCGCCACTTGGTCAATGCTGCTGTGAAATGCGCCATGGGGCGTGTTGATGAACTTGCCGCCCTGTGGGCCAAACAGCGCACCCAGCACGCTGACCAGTTTGCGGAAGTAGCCGTTCAATGCGCCGTTGTTTTCGGCAAAGTAGCGGCGTTCGTACCCCTCTGGGGCAAAGCCCAGGCTGGGGATCGACGGGACTTCTAATTGCTGCTTGACGTTTGCCATGGTGCAATTATTCCATCAATCACTCAGGAACAATGCGATCTCAGCCTTGCGGCGGCGCACCAAGCCTGGCAGCACCTTGCCGCCTGCTTTGGACCACATCAGGAATGCCTCGGCTGCGCCCTCCCAGTCTTCCCTCAGAATCTTCTGGCGAATGGTGCTGCGCTGAAAGTTGCCAGCCCCTACATTGAAGGCCAGAGCGACACAAGCGTCAAACTTGCGCTGACGGCCAGCCAGATTGGGAGCAAGTCGAAGAACACTGCGTTCAAAAGAAACAAGGTCACCCTTGAATATTTCAACCAGTTCCTCTTTCGACCAGACACGATTGTCTTCCGGCTTGAGTTGGTAGTCGTCACGGATCATCCCCGTATAAGTTCCAGTGCGCACATTGGGCAGGCGGAGTTGGTCGCTATACATCGCATGGCCCCAACCCACCGTCCAGATTTTTGCACTGCATTTATAGGGCCGATTGCGGTAGCCCTCAAACTCATGCATCAAGTGGATGCCTAAGTCAGAAGTTTTCACTTCTTGCCCCAGTTACGTGAGCCAAACCAGAAGCCAATGATGCCGCCCAACATGGCCATCTCATCAGCCGTGAAAATCACATCAGCGTATCGCAGCACATCATCCATGTTGGTGATGAGGCCAGGATTGCTCCACAGGTAGAAGCACAAGAAGATGTTGATGCAGACCAACTCCAGCACAAAGATGTATGTGATGGTTGGTCGGACAGTGCCAATGTAGTTCACGATCCACTTGCTGCCGTTCTCAATGATGGTCTTGTCGTGGTCTTGAGCGCCCTTGACCATCTCAGCCTCGGCTTCGGCCATCTGGGCCTGCGTCTGCATGGCGACCTGCTCGGTGCGGATTTCTTCAATCCTAGCTTGCGCGGCAAAGCCTTGAGCGGCTAATGCCAGTTCGCGCTCGTTTTGCAGGGATGCCAAACGCAACTCATGGGCTTGGTCAGCCTTGTTCTGGAAGAACTCCAGCAGCTTGGGCAAGCCCGAGATCAGCAGACCACCGAGGGTGGAGATGAGAGAGAGCATTTACTTTCCTTTCAGTTGGTCCACGACATACAAGCCGATGATGGCAAGGGACACCAGCAAAACAATGATGGCGGTCCACATCACGATGGCCCAAGCCTTTTCAATCCTAGCAGCCCTCTTGCGAGCAGCCTCTTTCTCAGCAGCATCGCGCTTTTGCTTGGCCTCTTTCTTGAACTTCAACCAGTCTTCCCACAGGCCAGCACGACCGTGATAGACCATCATGCGCTTGAGTTCGGCCTCATTGTTCTTGATCTGCTCTAGGGCAGCAAAGGCTTCCATGTCATTGTCTGACTCGGCCTTCTTTTGGATCTTGCTGGTGTTGTCAAAGTAATTGAACAACTGCTGGCCAGCGGCCATGATGTCGCCACCATTGTTGACCGCCTCTTTGATGACCGCAAAGGCCGCGTTCGCCGCCGCGAGTTCAACCAGCATAAGCCCACACCATGATTTTTACGCAGTAGACAATGAAGCCGACAAGAAGGGCCGCCGCAATAAAGCTGACGGCCCAGTCTCTCATTTGAGTATCCAGACAGCGGAAAATATAGTGCCAGCCATTGACAGAATCATGACTCCGGCGGTGCGCATCATGATGCCCTCGATGCGCTTGAGCCGGGCATTGATTTGATCGTATCTGAGTGCGCAGATTTCCTCATGTGTAGAGAGGCGTGCGTCTGTCTTGTCCACCGTGGTCATACTGCAACCTTTAAATTACTCTGCCGGGTTTTCTGGCTCTGCGGGCTTCACCTGTGGTGCGGCCTGCTCTTGAATCTTGACGATCAAGGGCCATGCACCCGACTTGGATGGCAATTCACCCAAGACGTTCAGGATGAATTGCACTTCGTTGGCTTCTAAAGTCAAGTTCATGCGGCGCTCCAAGGCATACCAGACTCTTGCACAGGGTTGATCTGTGCATCAATTTGGCTTTGCAGACTTGCTTGCACAGTAGCCTCGCCCAGACTTGCTTTGACCCAGCCCACCACCATCTCTTGCGTCAGGTCTGCGTAGGGAATGTAAGTCTCACCGGGCTGCTCTGTGTAGCCCACAGTGCCGTATGTCGAGGCGTTGTATGTGCCATCAGTGGCTGATACGTTGTAATGCACTGTCACCACAAAGCCATCAGCAGTGATGCGATCCATGTTCACGATTGTCCAGTTGTAAGTAGTCATAATTTTCCTTTCGGGGGGTTAAATTGATTCAAGGGCTGCGACACGGGCGCGGAGGGATTGCAATTCGGCAATGATGTTAGCAATGAACTCAGCAGAGCCGTATTCCATCGCTTGCATGACTGGCTTGCCTTCTTCATCCACAGCGTCTTTCTCACCAGCAACAGAGGACGGTGAAACTGCTTGTGCCTCATGGGCAAGGAAACCAACACCCTTGCTACCGTCAACTTTCCAATCCCAAGTTTTCGGCTGAAGTGCATCAATAAATGCACCAGAGCCTGTCAACGGCTGTGCGTTTTCTTTCAGGCGGTAGTCGGAAGATGTGTTGTAAGCAGTTGCGGATGCTGTGATTGAGATGCTTCCAACAGAAGTTGCGTTGTAATAAAACTCTGTGATTGTTCCAGCAGAACTTCCAAAACGCCCCAATGTAAGCGAGATTCCAGCAGAACGCTGTATCAGCATATTACCAATTGGGCTTATTGTTGACCCAGCAACTTGATTGACAGAACTTGTCGGTGTTTGCCCAACTGCAAAGTTACCCGAGCTGTCGATACGGGCGCGTTCGGATTTAGCGCCGCCAGCAGCGTTACTAAAAATAAAATCGCCAGTTGTATTATTGTCTCGGCCTATTTCCCAAAAATAAGCAACATCTACTGACCGAGCAAACCTCAACTGA